TCAGCATATATTATCTGATACTTCTTCATCCCCAAAGCTCCTTATTCTCTTTAGCGATATACTCTTGAATGATTAGCCACGCATCTTCGGTATTGATCTTGGCAGCATCCTTATCAGCTACTCCGATTAGTTCAAGGGCTTTCGATCTCTCGACTCCGTTAGCCTGACAAGCTGTAAAGAACTCGCCTACGTTTTTAAAGCCCGGTGGATCTCCAAGTTCAGGATCGTTCTGTCTAGGTGGCGCTTGTCCCTCTTTCTTCGGTTCTCCGATTTTACTTTCCTTTATATTGGATGCTGGTGTAGTCTTTAGGTGAGCGCTGGCCCAATCAAGAGCTTCGTTGAATACCTTTTTGAACTTATCAGCATCCCCGATAATTCCGCCATTCTCTGTGCATTGACAGGATGCGATCTGTAGGGAAATAATTCCTTTGAACGCTGTCTGAGCTTCATAGCTGGCTCGCTCTATGCGATCCTTCTTAGCCCAATCCTCCGGGGACATTGAGGATCTAGCGCCTTCCTTTCCGTTTGGAGCCCCATTTGAGCCTGTATTGGCGGGAGCCCCGCTTATTAGCTCGCACTTCTTAAAGCTAAACTTACCATTCTTTACATCAGGCTCCCCGATTTCAAGGACAGCACCGGCGCCAGCGTTAGCCTTGGTGTCGAAGGTGGTATATTCGATTCCTGTAATCTCGTCAACCACCACGATCAGCTTCCACGTTCCATTCTTATTTTCGCCAGTCTTGGCGACCTTGCTTGACTTTAGTGTTATCTGCATCTTCTTGCCCTCCTTTCAAATGTTTCTTACCGATTTTACTGGTTAAGTGGTGTAGAACCCTACATTCTTCGCAGTAATACATAGTCTCTGGTATTATTGGCTCTGGTATAGACTTCGGAATCGAGTAGGTTCTAATTGATTCCCTGTAGAGCTTACACCGCACATTATCGCAAAGCAGAGCTCTAACTCTACGATTCACCTTAGAGACTTTGAGAGGCTCACCGCAGGAGCCACATAGTTCTCTATTAGCCATCATCTGAGCCGATATATAGTTATACTCTCGCTCTTGCTCTGATGCCTCTATTTTTGGCTCTGGTGAAGCCTGAGCGCTATCTGGCTCTTTTGCGAGAGTTAATCTTTCTGAGTTCAATCCCTCTTCTAGTTCAGAAGCAACGAAGGCATCACAATCATTCGGATCACCCTCACATGAGTTAGGCTCATAGATACAAGCCTCGCATAGATTCTTTTCACCTGACATTAGCTACCTCCATGTTTTTCTATAAAGTTCTTATGTCTATAAATGTGAGTTAATACTTGCTTAGTAGATATTCCCATAGCTGAATCTTTCCCATGATAATCTACCTCTTGCTGAAGTGCCGTCATAAACTTCTTATACATACTATCTTCCCCTGCCTTGAAGGAGATTTCTGCTTGTTCTTCTCTTATAGTTTCTACCAAACCTTCCTGTCCAAACTCCTCACCACAATGAGGGCATACAACTGTTTCGCTATGGGATGTTGTTCTTTTTACTGTATCTTTAGCTTCCATCTATCTACTCCTTATTTGTAAAGTTTCTTCCTCCCATATCCGAATACCTGAGATTGCTCCGATACCAGCTTTAACTAATTTCGTCACCTTGCCAGTATCTACTAGCAGATATTCAGAAGGAACTTGGGTTATATCTTCCAACTCCCACTTACGAACTGTCATCTTAGAAGCCGTTCCAACTTCCGTTCTTACCCTGTCCGGCGTAGCATCGGGCTTTTCGATCTCCGTTAAGTCTACAGTGTATTCACCCTTGAGCTTCATTTCATCTTGGGCCAGTCTAAGCTTCTCTGCCTCGATCCGTTCCGCTTCTTCTCGCTGTCTAGCGATCTCAGCGTTATAATCCAGCACCTTACGCCTGGTAATCTGATCTGCTTCCCCGATAGGCTCGGTAAGCGTCTTGAAGAAGGTATTGATCTCTTTCAGCTCAGCATTTAGGGGATCGACATATCTCTTGCGTTCTACCTCGATTGCCTTCTTCAGCTTTGCTACCATAGATAGATCATTGGTAGCATCCTTTACATCTTCCTGCGTGGCAATGGTGCGCTCCTGCGCATACTTGATCATCTGTTGAGCTTCGTGGAGAAGGTTGAGGACTGCTATATCTTTCCCCGGTGCTACCTCTACGAGAGCCATGCCTTCAGGGATCTCCGTTCCATTCGATACCATACCAATTTCTCGCTTCGGCTCTTCACCCATTACTGTAATCTCTTGAGCCCCCTGATCCAGAGCTTCTTGAACTGTCTTGGTATAAGCCACACTCTCGTCAGGTTTTCGATAGCTTACTGTTAGCTTTGATCCAGCAGGGATTGTTTTTACCTTATCCTTGAAAGCCAGTATCTCTGCTTCTGATACATCAATAGCGCTTACCTTCGCTTTAGCTGTGGTATCCCTTACCGGCACCATAATAATATCGCCAACATTCAACAGCTCTTCTGAGTAGTAGGTATATTCCCTAGATGATACAGCTTCATCATCTGAGGTAACATATCTGACCTTAACCAGCTCTGGATTAGAGCCTACCAAAGTAAGCCCTTCGCTGTTTAGCTCATCTTCCATTTCATCTTGCTCTGGTCTGATACCAGCAGCCCGGCGTCTTTCCTTAATACACTGAGGACAGCCTTCCCCCTTGATAGGATCAAAATCTACGCTGTGTTTCTTACAAGTTAATCTCAATTTACTTACCCTCCTTAACTGTTTCTTCTTCATTAGCTCTTTGCCATTCATCACCTTCCCAATTAACAAACATCGGCATGATCATACCGTAGATAGGTCTTTTACAATCATAGTCTTTCGGCACCTTACCACTGACACAAAACTCCATTGGACTAAAACTGCTTTCCATGAAGCCAAGTCTTAGGATGCCGTCTTTTGGTAGGCAAGATAGGAATTTTCTCAATAGTCCGATGCCGAGTGCATACTGGTAATACTTTTTGCCTTTGGGGAACAACTGTGCAACATCGGGAAAGGTGTCATTGATGCCAGCCTTGAATTGTAACTCGGGGTCTATCCTTACACCTAATTTGTTGTAGTAGGTGGCGGTGATTTTCTTGCCTTTGATTGTCATTTTGGCAGGATACTTAGCGGTGGGCTTGATATTCTTGACCTGCTTAACAGGTACCAAAACCTGTTCTGCAAATCCGTCACCCTCTTCAATATCAGCCTTCCTGCACACCAGCATAAAGCCATCTGCTGCTACCAGTTTACCATCCTTGATACATATCTGAGTTAATACTGACCCCCCTTTATCTGTTGCTGCTGCGTTTGCTAGCGCCATGTCATACTTATCTATTTTCACTTGCTTACCCTCCTTAATTACATTCCTGATAGATTTGTGCCTTGATCTCTTCTGGTAGTTTACACCTGAGTATTTTCTCGACCTCTTCGATTGCTTGGGGGATAGTCATTCCCTTCTGATTTACCAGCATGGAGACAGTGTTAAAAACTGTCTGGTGATTGGATCCACCTTTGATTGTCATTTGCTTACCCTCCTTTCCTGTTAAAATAGTAACATAATACTAACCCTGTGTCAAGCCTCTGCTATATCTTTTCCTTTCTCCTTAATTTTATTTAACTCTGCCAGAGCATCCTCTAGTATTATTTGAGCTACAACGAGTTTAGTAGTCCACCGATCTAGCTCTTCAAGCAATTCTGACACTATTCGATTCTCTTCTATATTGGCCTCCTTTCCATTGGTGTTTCTCGAACTGTGGAGCCACTCGTAAATAGGTGCGTTGTCTGTCGCAGCGGATATCTGCATCGAGGACAGAGAGCATCCTTTAAGCGTGGCTTTCGACCTTTCCAGATAAAGCGAATGTTGCACTTACGGCATCGCCCTGATAGTTCCTTGCCATAGTCTGGTGATATTCCCATTAGTTCCTCCCTATCGTTCCAAGATGATTAGGACAAGGCTTGAGTGCTTTGGCCACTCTTAGATCGACCACGTTCCCATCAAGATACGCCCAAGCGACCATCTGAGTCATGCTTACTCCGCCATCTTTCTTGAGTGCGTGTATCATGCTTACTTCACCTCCTTACTTAATGCGTAAATCCTTATTTGCAGCTCACGCATAGCTGATTGCCACATTAGCCAACGGCCATAAGCTTCACTAGCTGCATCTTCCAGCTTATCTATTAGTGGGCTTTCATAATGTAACATTTAACACTCCTTAACCTTTACTGTATCCATATTATACTATTGTAAAGCCTTTGTCAAGTGTTTTCGTAAAATATTTTATGCCTATCTTGACATTTTTACAAAACTATTATATAATTAAACCATGAAAAGAGAAATTCAATGTAAAAAATGCGGGGTGACTTTTTTTAGCGGAACTAGAGGCGCTATTCCTGATTTTTGTCCTTCTTGTAAGTATCAAGGTTACAAAGATAGACATTATCACTACCAAAGAAAAGACCCAGGCTTATTCCCATCAGGTAGAATCATTAAGAAATTATGTCTGGAACAAGATAAATATCAATGTGCTCTTTGTGGTAATACGGATAATCCGAGCATTCACCATAAAGATGGGAAAAGCTACTATCGTTTTAAGTTAAATACAAATAATTCACTTGATAATTTAATCACTTTATGTCACAAATGTCATATGAAAACTCATGGATTTATAAAATCACCAAGAACTTTAGAAATTATCGAGTATCATGTTAGTAATCCTCATTTTACTCGCTCAGAATTAGCAAAGCACTTTAACCTTTCTAGGGAACGGATAGGCCAAATTATCGGTAGAAAATCACAACAAGGGTAACTTTTGGCTCACTTGTTGATAAGAGCCACCTTAGTAGAAATCTGAATAGCGACCCCTGAAAACCATATATCCCATCGGCTTTCCCTGTTACAATAGCTCTTCGTCAATCCTGCCCTCAGAAAATAGAGCAAAAAAAGACGCTAGATCCGAAAACCTAGCGCCTTAAAGAAAGGAGAATTAACTATTTCTTCGAGAAATATTCTACAATAGCTATAATGATTCCGCCTATTATGACACCGATTCCACCAGAAGAAGCAAGTGCTTTCTTGCTCTTCCCTTCGACAGCTTTTAGCCTCTTATCATGGATCGGGCAGATCTTCGCCATATCATATTGCTGCCTTGCTACAAACTCGATCAGTCCCCGATCATTCAGTTTCTTTATGTGGGCCTCAAACTCAAGGTCACTATTTATCTCATTCATAGCGTCTACCTTTCTGAATTCCATGCTGAGTAAGGAAGTAAAGATGCCTCACCATGTTTAACATAGCCTACTGTCTAGCTCTGTAAGAGGCATTATATTCTCCTTAAATCAACAATTAGTTCTCATCTACTTCTTCCCAACTTATACCCAGTAACACCAGCGGACTTGTGCCGGCAGCAGCTACGCCCTGCATTACAAAGGCGGTTGCGGGCGGTATTATAAATGCTCCATCCACTTCATCTTCAAGTTTACCGGGTATCAAAGCTGTGGTAGCTAGAAAAGCGCCTAATACATAAGCTGGTTTGAGAATAAGGGGAACTGCCGATAGTGTCGAACCCTGAAATGCTCTGCCCGCTCCACGAACAGCAGTTATCAGAGTCCTTACGGGTACTAACTCAGTACCGCCTGTGGGTATCGTAGCCTGTGGGGTATTGTGGGCATAGACTATCGTACCAGCTCCAAGAGTCCCGGATACATATCCTAAGTAAGTAGATATGATAACCAGGTTGACCCCTGAATTCAAGGGATTTAACAGGGTTAATGGTGGTGTGGTACTGAGGGCAGTTCCCGGCGCCACACCGCCAACGGCAGTAGATACCACAAAGGTGCTCTTCTTGAGGACAGTCTCAGTATTTGTAGGATGGGATTGTTGTACTAACGTTGCCCCTTTTTTAGTCCCATTAGCCTTGACTAGACTTGCCCCATAACTTAATTCAAGTTCCATCGTTCACCTCCTATTTCACCTTTTCTTTAGTTTGTAAAAACTGATGTATTTCTATCTTCCTGAGCTTATCATTGGCTTCTTTTAACTCTATTCTAATCTGTTGTAATATATCTTCAATCTTCACATACTCACCTCCGATAATAAACCATTCAGTCCCATCACATACTATTGTTACATAGGAATACTGCAGGGTCAATAATATAGTCTCAGATCCGTCTATCGTTTCTGTTGAGTTGCCATCTATCGTTATTCCATTAGCAGAGCTGTCGATCTTCTTAATAGTGTAGACTCTTCCCTTATGAGCAGAAGCAGCCGGAAGGGTTACTGTAATCCCCCCACCTATCGCATTAACCAGAACCATATAATGGGATGCAGATAATGTCTGCGCTGATGTATATTCGTTTAGGGGATACCGAATAGTATCTCCACCACTACCTGTTCCGTGCGTGTGTCTAGTATATGTAAACCTCAGAGAATGAATTTGGGTATCTAACGTAGGCATTAAACCACATCCTTTAGCTTAACGATTAACCGGGGCTCTAGAGCCGAATCAGAGCCTAAGAGCGAAAGTATTTCATTATCATTCGAAGAGGTAGCTGTCCCGGCGATATCCCTCGAACTCCTTAATCCGAAGTAAGTAGTCCCTGTCTTACTGATCGCAGCTCGCCCGGTAGCATTAAGCGTGATTACGATAATCTTACTGTTGACCGCAGAGGTTGATATCGTAACAGTTCCGTAGCTGGTAGTCTGACCATATAGTGTGTTATAATCGCCAACTTCTAGCGGATAAGTAACAGCGCCAGCTCCTACCAAAGTGATATCGAACTCGTTATCAATTACGAAGTAGCCAGAGACTTCAAAGATAATCTCAGCCTCAGATATAGTCTGTCCGGCTCCGATATCCGAAGTGTCGAACTGTAGAAAGCCTCTCCAACAATACCACGCAGCATCACCTTCGTTTAGCTGTCCTATGCCGATCACCGCGTTATCATCATAGGCATTATCGCCATTAGCAGCAGTTCGGCAATCAGCATAAGATACCAGACTACTCTTATAAAGGTATCCTGTATGCTCTGCGATAAAGATCCGATATAGATTCTTATTCCAGAGCTGCCACTTTGTTTGCCAAGGCTGACCAGCGTTCTTTAGATGCTCAATAGCCTCAATATGGTAGTCCCTACTTAGCATGGCTGTGTTAGGAGATACCTGTAGCTCAAGGGTGATCAGGGTAGATATCTCATAACCGAATACCATCGGATAAAGGTTAGCGGGATCAGCATCGGGTAAGATGATTAAATTATCAACCCGCATGAATGAGTCTTTGTTTCTCTCGACTATAACATAAGCCTGATCGAAGGCTTCAGCGTTAGTATTGATTACTGAGTCATTCCTTGATAGGCAACGCTCTCCTTGTGTAGCCTGATAAGTAAGATCTCTATAGATCTGCTCGTCAATAGCGTCTCCGCTTATCCTTGCCTCATTGAAGATCATGGTATCATCATCCGCTAGATCTGGAATGTAGTAGAGATTCTCTACACCATCATCGCCAAAGGTAGCGCTCGAGGTTGAGCTTATCCTATTAGTCTGATTCTGAAAGATGAGCTTGCCATCACCATTCATAAAGACCAGCCCGCTTTCTGCTTCCGCTACATCTTGTAGGTGTTCAACGGCTGGTATACCACCAGTAGGGGGTACGAGTTCTTGAACTGTAACCACGCCAGTCCCGATTGTGGTTAGAGCGATAGGCCAGCCCATTTCATAAACTACATCAGTTACGCGAACACTGCTTAAAGCAGCCGGGAACTTCTTAATACAAGCATTCTTTGCTGTAGTATAGGAATTGGTCAAGTCATTTACCATAGTAAGGGTGTAGGTATCCTCATCAATAGAAGCAATGGTATGAGTTTCACCTGCTGGCGTATCCTCATCTTTAAGTGTTACTGTTTGTCCAGCGTGTAAGAGCTTAATATCGCATCCCTGAGTAGTGCTATCGCCTAGAGACTTAATCTTGACTGTTTTCTGACCAGCATTACCTGATGCACCATCATTTGTAATAGCGACCACATCTGTATAATCGCCTACAGTTCCAGGCAATCCTTGCAGCTTCTTCTTATTCAGAGACTTAAACAGATCTACGCAGGTGATAGTCATAACTGGCACTCTTGCCCCATCACGATCAACCCAGCCCGGCTTAAAGGATTCAGTTAAGCCATAGAAGAGGCGGTAGGTAGTGCCATTGTAAACAGACGAGATCCTAATCAAAGTTAAAGGCTTCATGTTAGGGGTATAGTCACCATCGGTATTCTCACGCCACCAGTTGCCGTTTATGTTTTTGGCTACTATGACAGCCGTTCCACATTCTACCCGATCCAGATCGTGCATCCTGCCCCGCTTAGTCTGTAAAGACATAATATCAACTGTTACGTCTGTCCAGTCGGGCGCTGCGGTGGTAATCGCTTCCCCGAAAGCCATCTGGATCACACCGCTAGGATCGGTATAAAGAGTTACGACAGCGCCATAAGAAGTTCCGAAGGCATTAGTAGCATAAGCTCTAATATAATACTTCGCATCCCTAAATAGCCCTGTTAGTGAAGAGGTAAATGCGCCAGTAGCACCGGCTGCCCCCTCTTCAGTATAAAGAGCGTTCGTTAATGCCGGAATAGCTACATTAAATGAATAGGCTACCCCATGCTGAGTAACAGCGCCTAATCCTAAAGAAGTTATATTTCCATTAGCGGTTGCGGTAGTCTCAGCTATATCTGTGCAGGTTTGAGTGGTTACAGTAGGCGTTCCAGCTACATCGACATCAAGATTCTCTACATAGCCACTGAATTGAACTGAACCAACTTCATCATTATAGCTATTAGCCATATAGAGATATCTAAAGTCATACGCACCTTTTAGAGTAATTATAGCTGTATCGTGAAGAACAGTTCTATCAGAATCAGTATAGACATACATATACAGAGTCCCATATGTTCCCAATCCCTCATCACGAACTACTCTAAGATAATAGGGGGTGTCCTCACTGATATCTACAATATCAAAGGTCTTCTCTGCAGCATCAAACGCCTCAACTAGAGTTAATCTTCTGGTAGTGCCATAAATAAGAGCATATCTTATATAGCATAATGGCTCATCTGTAAGAACGATATCCCTTCCAGTTCCTACAGAATTACCAAGTAGCCAAATAAAAGCATAGTCTCCTGAACCAGTGGCATTTTCCTCAAAGGTAAAATCATGCCCGAAAGAGCCACTGAAATAATCCTCACCGAAGTCTTTATAGATATAGGATATATCTTGCCTTGTAAGACCATTGAAGGTTATTCTTGATGCTGTCTTAGTTAGACGATTAGGGATATCAACTTCTACCCATTCTTCTAAGCTAAAATCCTGATTAGCCACTATCTCACTCCGCTTGAACTATTCTGATCTGCATTCTTTATGATTGAGCGCCGGGTGATCTCTCCGACTTCTCGCTCTGTGATCATGCTTCCGCCAATGTTATTGATCACTGTATTCCCCCCACCACCACCGCTAGCGGTCATTTTTGAGATTCCTATACCAGCTCCTATGCCAACCGCAGCTCCAACACCTAGCATCGCCCATCCCCCCGGACCACTAAGAGCTGCGATCACTGATTGAACGATAGCTAGAGACCTCAAGGATGCGGTGAGTTTGGCGATCTGAGGCATGGCTGTCATTATCGCCCCTGTGGTAGACATTATGGCGCCAGCAATAACGAAGAACTGAGCTGCCATCTTGACTTGAGGACTTTCCATCTGATTCATAAGAGAGCCAACCGCAGCCAAAGCGCTGCCGGTAGCCATCAAGGTCATTTGCATCTGTTGCATATCCATAGAGGTTTTCTGAGTAGTTTGGCCTAGACTCGCCATGGAGCCACTAGCTTCATCCCGCATCCGGGCTACTATCAATAAACTAGCTTCCTCAGCCATGCCACTCGCCTCCATAAATCGCTATATCCTTAATCTGCTTGTAGAGGATTATATTCATTATTGTCTCGATATCCATTTTGTCTAGGATCTCTGGTGAGTAACCTGTTTCTACCAAGATCCTAACGTAAGTCATTTTAGGGGGTAGAGTCTCGCCTTTCTTAAAAGCGATAAAAAGCCCTTCGGCTAGCTTTCCCCTGTCTTGGCTAAAGGGCTTGAGCCATAAAGCTCGTTTAACCTCCTAAGAACGATTTCATAATCCTTCGGCTCTACCTCGTTATCAAAGATCTCTTCGGTTACCGGGCCATAGCTCCATGCCACTGTAGCCTTAAAGACTTGAACCCGATTCATCTTTAATCTGATCGGTATAGGAACAAGCTCTAGCATCGCTTTTGGATCAGTTACTTCGGGCTTCATATATGGCGCCGAGAGTTCTTCAGATGCACGATAGACCCCCATAGTCATACGCTTCCGTATTTCCCACCAGTTACTACCTAATTCGATCTTCTCTGTTTCCATGCTTACCCTCCTTTATTAAGTATCAGATATTCCGTTATCAGACTTCAAGACAGCCGTTCCCATTACTAAGGTGTTTACCCTTGAAGTGATAGTCCAACCTTCACACCAGCAGTTACCAGAGTAATACATCTTAGATGTTCCGCCAGGGTAGTATTTCCAAGCGGTAGCTGCGGTATGATCTCGAAGCACCCTGAAGACAGTATCTGGCCCCACACTAGCATCATCTGACCACATCAGTTCGAGAGTCATGGTAAAGCCATAAAGCCCCGGAGCAAACCGATCTCCTGTAGATCCTAAAGCGGTAACAGGGTAGAGGCGCCTAGCCATGTTCGCCCCTGATATTGATACTATGTAGGGTGAGATATCCCTTTCAGTCGAAGCATCATAGATCTTGAATATACTTACTCTTGAATCAAAAAAGATTTCTGCCATGTTTAACCTCCTGATAGATAAGCTGTTACTTTCCTACCCATTTCATTTACTAGATACTGGACTTGTCCACGCATCCGAGCCATTACCCTCTTGTGATAGGGATTAGGCTTAGTTCCCGGATGATTCACCTTCGCAGCAAAGATCACTTCGCCAGCGATCTCGAACCTTAGAGCTTTAGCGTTTCTAGGCCGTATCTCATGTGGATCTGTTCCCTCTCGAACATAATGACCATAGAAAGCTCCTTCGGGAGTCCTTGCTGGTTGCATGATCTTTAACGTCTGGTTGACTGTCGAGCCGATGATCTGGAAGAAGGTAGATCTAGCGAGCTTACCAGTTCTCTTAGGAGTCGCATCGGCAAGCGGTCCCACACCCTTTGAGCTGACGAATAGACGAGCTAGCCTTCTCAATCCCTCGTTTAACTCGATCTTCATTCGAGTATCGCCTTGAGCTAACCTAGCTTCCAACTCTTCTAATCCATGAACCTCAAACGATATCTGCTCTGGCACTATTCTTCCCTCGCCGGTGTAACGTATTCATCAACCTCAAGATACAGCCTTTGCCCCCGATAAGCTGCGTTCTTCTGTCCTAGTGGCTCTGGTTTGTCGCCGTTAGTTATCTCAGCTCGCACTACACCAGTCGCAGAGTCTAGTAAAGGATATAGCCCTAGCTTATCTATTACTTTCTGCCTTTCGGTGGCTAATGCTGCCTCTAGTGTCGTCTTAGAGCCTCTATAGGCAACATACACATCTAGGTTAATAGTCCAAGTAAACTTCTCCACCTGTAGCGTTATAGGCGCTTTTCTATAACCACCATAAAGCACCCGGCAAACTCTGGCTAGCCCGCTACCTATTGGCTTGTTATCACCAGCTAGGCAGTTGGTAGTATCAAAGTCGGCGTGTTTCTGGATCACCAGCACCGCAGCAGCTTCTATAGTGGCGTAACTCAATCGTCTGATTCCTCTTCTGTTAGCGTTGTAGTCCCCGGATAATCAAGCATCCCTCTGGTAAAGATCGGCTTTTTAGTATTGCCATCCGCATCTTCCTGCCCACCAGATTTCACCCGAGACAATCTTCCCTGTCGCATCCCGGCTCGCAGCTCCTTCTTTCGGATCTGCGACTTCATAGAATTGAAATAGCGCTCATACATCTGCGCCCTGGTAGTCCCTGATTCCTCTATCTGTTCGTCTGGATCATAGACCTGCGCCGGCACAGTTCCCAACAACCTACCAGCAGCGCCGTAGTTATTAGCAGCAGCGAGAGCTTCATAAGCTGCAGCGTAATCAGTCGAATTCACCGGGACAGTATAGCCGTAAACATCGAGTAGAGAGTTGAGTTGAGCAGCCACCCGATCTAGCTCTGCTTCGACCTGAGTAGTAGAAGGGACAGTTGATCCAGAGAAAGTCCTACTCGCCACGATATCGCCGATCATCGCTTGAATCTCTGCTACAGTTCCATAGGTATTAGCTCCTACTGTCATTTTACACCTTCACACTTAATTCTATTCCTACAGTTAAGATTGTCCCTGAGATCTGTATTAGGGCATACTTGGCGTTGACATTACCCCAAAACGCTTCCCATTTCATAGATCCTAACATCACCGCTATAGATATCTTCATGATACCTCCTTTATAACACCCTCCCCCTACCGACTTCCCACCGGGCTAGTATCTCACAGTCAATTTCTAACCTATGCCCGCATCGCTCTATCTCAATAAAACCACGTTCCTCATTCACCTTACCTTCATTTATAACAATCCCATGCTGGATGAATGGCGCCAGAGCATCCCTGATCTGGTCGGCATAGTTAATCGCTTCCGGAGGGAAGTTCAAATCCATTCTGATTCTAAAGTCTCTTTCATCCGGCATTATCGAAACCTCCATCTAGTCGCTAGATAAATCCTCTGGATTTCATAGGCAGTTAAGACACGGTTGAACATCATGAAATGGCCCAAGATACCAGCTAGCCAAAGTGTGTTATTATGCCCAGACATGAGTTTGGGTAAACTTTCCGTTGGGGCAGTTGACGATATTGTAGCGGGAGTCCCAGATGCGATACCATCTTTATATCCATTAACAGTACCGCCTTGAGTAAATGTATATCCATAACAAGCAAATTCTGTTATGCTTGCTTTTCTTGGTATAGCTATTTCAAGAGAACCACTATCATAGTAGAAGTCAAGAGAGGCGGCGCCATCGTGATAAATAGAAAGTTCATTGGCATTACTGCTGAAAACATATCCACTATCAGCCAAGTTAGAGAGCTTTAACCATAAAATGATGGTTCCAGTAGCTGGAGTCAATCCAGCAGAGGTTGGAAGTGCGATATTATCATCAGTTCCATCAAACTTTCTTCCTTGAGGAGTCCACAAAGCGCCATAAACTGAGCAGGTATGCTTATTCGCATCCACTGACTTAAGGGAAGCCGGGCTCAAAGCCGAATGATAAAGCGGCAGGTCCAGAACACAGCCGGTCGGTGTAGGCATTCTTGTCAAACCATTGATATTCACATCGAACGGCATCAAACCATTGATAATCGGCGGTGTATCACTGGCCACCTTATTGATTATCACAGCTTCATCAGGAGCTATGCTGGACATCTTACCGTTCAGAATTACTTGCTGGCTCATCTCGCTCCTATATCAACTGATGCTTAAACTTCAAGCCGTACGTCTTGGTGTCGGTATTAGTCCACGCTGCGGTAATTACATCGGTGGACTTACACCGCTTATTCGGCTTAATCACCAGATCGGTTACTGCGTTAGCTACCAAGTCAAGAGAAAGGATAACTAGATCATAGACAGCGTTCACCCCATCATCCAGAGTAATAACTAGGTTCTGAGTCCCAGTAGTGGGAGCTGCACTCAAATGTAGTTCAATCTCGGTCAATAGAAACGCTGCACCCGGAGCTATCTTATTAGTAGCTACTGCTAAGTTACCAGTTCCGGTAAACGGAGTCTCGACCACGTCTGGTTCGGTCCATCTTAGCGCAAGTGCCGATGAATTAGCAGCTTGCATTATTACTTGTCTATAATTTGTATTCCCCATATTTACCCCCTAATAATGAAATAGAATCAATTTAATGATATGCTTTAATCCAGTAGAAATAGCGGAACTTACCTTTGATAATGCCCCGGTTGGCGTTATCGTTCCATCGCCTACCGCTCTCTTAAATAGAGTTTTAGTCCCAAGCGCTCCTGTAGGCGTTAGCGTTCCACTTCCTATAGCTTGCTTGAAGATTGCTATTGCGCCAAGCGCCCCTGCGGGGGTTACTGATCCCCCACCTATTCCTTGCTTGAATATACCTATTGTGCCAAGCGCCCCGGCGGGAGTTATGGTCCCATCACCGACAGCTTGCGCTGTGGCCCCAGCCTCAGTCCATTCAATATGTATTTTTGGGCCCAGTGTATTTGGAGCAACATTCTGTGAATGACACGCTATATAATTATTATTAGTTGATCCATCATTATCATGCAATATCAGTATAGCCGAGGGGTTAAAGCTATTAGGAGCGTCAATTAACTCCTGTAGGGGGGCTTCTATGGAAGGACTATTAACCCATACCCCATCATCAGCAGCCACCATATCGGTAGCAACCCAAACCACACCTGCCGTAGACCTTGTTTTAGCTTGATGTTCGGCAGCAGTAGTAGGAGCAGCAGGAGCTTCTTCTACTGATACCCATATCTTTGTTAATGGAGTCCCCAGACTATTGCCCTCATTCAAGGATATATATGAGTTAGCCCCTATATCCACTCCTCCTAGTCCCGATATAGAACCGAATAGGGCAAAGTAATCTATATCTGCGCCGGGATAGCCTACATATATATGATCAGTAGTATTATTAAATGTTGAGCCGTAACTATACCCATCATCAGTACCTGTATCGGTTTGGTCGTCTATAGGGGAAGCGTCTATGAAAACAGGGTAGGTTGCATTTTGTAGCCAAGAGTAAGGGACTCTAACCTCTATGATTAAGCCTTGCCCTGCCCTTCTCACAGTCTTTATAGATTCGCCTTCCCTAGTTAAGAGATTACCTGGACTATCCCAATACTTCTGCGCGGTAAATGTCCAGAGCAATTCACCATCGTTATTACGAAACTCAATGTTGTTAAAGGTCTGTTCCTTTTTCTTTTTATCCCATTCCTCCTCATCAATAAAGACATTAACCCCTGAAGATAGGTCGAAGATAGCATTAAGTTTAAGATATGGATTACCTCCGTCAATAATATATTGAGGTGGAGTAGGCAAATCGGCAAGGGACTGGATAGTTAAAATCTTAATCAAAGTACCCACACCACAAACCCACTCCCAATCCCTATTGGCTCCATACGCACCTGTGAACTTGACCTTACCAGTATAGGAGTCAACATTGGGCAGAAGTTGCCGTGGTTCGTTAGTGACAACACCAGTGGCCGCTTGCGGTATTTCTATAAGACTTAGCTGGTCAAGGTCATTTGACCACTCAAGATTGCCACCCATTAACTGTATATATTCACCCATTCGAGCATACTCGACAACCATACCAGCGTTAAAGGTGTTCTGTAGAATGGTAAAGGTATAGCCGTCTCCATCCATCCCCCCACTAACTATCTCATTGTTGATGTCCTCCCACTGGTTATTCTTCCAGTGATGGACTTTACCCGTTGAGCTATCAAGGGCAAACTTACCATTACCCAAATAGTAAGTCTTACTGGTTCTGGTTCTTTTCTCAAGTATTTCAGGCAATATCTTAACCCCCCGAAGCAAATGTTATCTGGAACGTGAACTCAATCTGGTCAGAAGCTACAACATTTATCGCCGTAAACTTTGTGCGGTCCATCAGCGTTCCAGCCGACGAAGCGTTGAACAGGCCGTGCTCGGTAATAGCAAATGAGCCCGCATAGGTATGAGTAGCTACGCTCTTATAGATGTTCGCGGTAGCTCCTTCCGTCTGGGTGCCGGTATCTCTTGACTCGCCACACGCAGTACCGAGAGCCGTATCAGCTGCGGCTTCATTGCCTGTGCCTGTCCCAGAATCGTGGTATTTGAAATCACCGAAGGTACTAGTCTCTGTCTGGAGCTGGTCAACAACAAAAGCTACAAAGGCATCGGTAACCACCCGGTCATAGACAGTCCTGCGATTCTTAACGACTTCTCTATATTTCCCTTTGATTTTGAAGATAGGAATCCCAAGCACTTTGACAATTTTAACCACCCTTGTATGTTCACCATTATTATCCCGGACAAAGTGTCTGGCATTAAGCTCGGTATAACCCACTATTGCACCATCGCCAAACGGAGCAGGGTTATCATGCTCGGGCATCCTTCCACGAGGTCTCTGACCCGATGCGATCTCTTTCGAGACTTTCGCCCTTTCTTTCTTTATCTTGGTTTCTTTCTGCTTTGCTATGATTTCTTTTATCATTGTCCCTCCTAGACTTTTAATAGGAATGTAAATGTCCGATCAGCCGTTTGAGCAACCGAAGTCGCTATCTTAATAAACCTATATGCTGCCAGAGGCGTTAAATCATCCGTGCTAACAGCAAAGCCACCAGTAGAAGCTGTAATCGTAATAGCACTCCCATCTTTATCCTTTACTTGGTAATAGGTCCCGCCACTGGTATTTGCAACATAAAAGGTCAGGTTTGCTGCATCTATAGTAGGAATGATTAACCCCACGATAGCGTGGCCTCTGATAGTTACATAAGACGAGAGATCATCATCAGTAGAGACCGTAATAAAGGCATCTCGATCATCTACTCTATGTCCGCCTAAATACATGATTACCCCCTTAAATAAGTTAAGCAGGTTCCCAGCCTGCCATCCCTTCTCATTTCTGAGTCATAAACACGACCGGGAATCCGTGATACTATTCAATTTTTAGATGGGGGCCAGCTTGTAAGCCGACCCCCTGTTAGCCCGCCGGGTAAGCGGAACGAGCTAACGCTTCATATTGAAAACTAATAACACTAAGCAGTCTGCTTCGGTAGATCTACCGCATTAGTAGTCCAGTTTACTCCCCAATGATTCTTATTAGTGGCAGCAACATCTACATAAGGTTGCTTTGTTATGGCAGCATCACCACCATTCATCGCCACATTACCATCCACCATATTCCCCTCACTAGCTGCTAATAGGGCAATAGCTTCACCATCGGCAGCATCCGCTATGACGAACTTGTTATCGGTAATCTCCGCATAGTGGTGATGGGTACAGTTAATGCCTACCGCTACACCGAAGAATTTATTACGTCTTATGATCATTCCGAACCACGGAAGCGTTGTAGAGAGGAAATCGAAGCCATTACCTGTGATAGCTCCCTGACAATTCGCTAGATCCCCAAGTATGATATTGTCTTCAATGATATTTCCATACCCACCTCTAGAATCCCCTACCGCCTGCACAATGGCATTAAGCGGAGTACCAAACCAAGAATGTCCGAATGTATTATGATGGATATGGAAGCCATCTACCTGACCGGATCCACCCATCTCAATACCAGCCTTCGTTGAGCCTCCACCAATGGTTAGATAGCTGATTGATCCATACTGTCCAGACGAGCCAAGCTGGAAGCAGTGAAGATCGGTTGCCGGGTGAATCGCAGGATAAGGCAACCCCTCTTGAGCGACTCCCTTAATATGGACAGCTCTCTTATTTACAACGATAGGCCAAGTCTCACCGCTAGCCTGCCAGTAATCATGGATCAGGATTACATCGTTCCTTCCATCTACGCACTTAGCTAGAGCTGCTGTAATCGTCAATAGAGGTTTCTTATAGCTCTTTCCAGAATTGGAATCACTGCCAGCGTAGGTAGCGCTGGCAGTGTTAACATGAAACACCTCACCAGTAGCACCAAAGAGTGAGCCTTCATAACGATTAGCTTTAACAGCCCCAAAGACCCCTTTCCCTTCCGTTCTCATAGTCAATGCAGTCACCTCCTTAAAAGTATTTCCAGCTCGTCATAGATGCCCGAATTCTACTATGACTTATATTGTGTTCCGCAAATAGAACATATTTCGTCATCGAAGCACTGTGGTCTTCCACACTTCTTGCAAAATAGCCGTATCATTACTGGTTCTTTCTTTTTAGCCATTTCTATTCTCCTGAGTTAGCCTACACAAGTAAGCATCATGTAGCCAAGATCCGTTCCAACCAGCTTGTGATCGAAGGAGTGCTTGCCTTTCAGTAGATCTCGGTCCCGATTGTCTTCTCTGGTATTACGAATCGAAGTGGTGTATCCACCACCATCTGTCTGGCGCCATGCGAAGGTATAACCAGCCGAAGCGACCCTTATGCCAGGGCTAGGTGGCACATAGAGTAAGAGGCAGTTCTTGCCCCATATATACGATCTGGTGGCCGTTGAAGCACCCTCTACAGTACTTTCGTATACCGATCCGCCTACTACCAGCTTTTCAACCTTGAGAGCATTCCTGACCTCTTCCTCATCCAAGACGCCCGGATTAGTATATTTGAACTTCTCCAGCAGAAGGGGATGCTCAGCGAGATCATCGAATACCTCTTGTCCCATGACCAGAGTATTAGGGCGGATACCAGTTGACTTGTGGATTGTCTGCTTGGCAGTCGTGATATCGGTTATAGGGTTGGAATCATCGTAATCATCCCATTGGGTGAAGTTAGTTCCACCAGTTACAGTAGTTCCCCACACGCCGGTAATGAAAGCATCCGCAGCTAGCTTGATCTCTCGGTTAAGTAGGAATTGTTTGGCAAGCCACTCGGCTCCTGTCTGTTCTAATTGAACAGCAGAATCTTCATTGTCTCGATCCTCATCGGGTATGGCAAAACCAAGATGGTAGGGATCGCAGAAGTAGGTAGTGCTGGATAGTTCCAGCCGACCTTCGGGATAGGTATCTCCGGGTGTTCTGCGCTCTACTGCGTTACGCAGCCAAAAGCCCTTTGTCCAGATATAGTAGTAATCACTCTGTTTATCTACTGGAACCTCTGGAAAGATCCGAGTAGCGATAAACTCAGTATCGTCTTGAATATATGCTACTGCTATATCTGATAGCGCAGCATCTACATGAACATCATTCGCAGTTGGGTTTCCCATGCTTATTCCTCCTTTACGGATTTAATTTCTTA